ACTTCAACTATCACCGCGACGACCACATAAAAGCTTTGTTCAGTCTGAGTAATCAAAAAGCGTTGACGCCAGAGAATCTTGAGTGGTTGCTGCTGCACATAGCCAATGCCGGTGACTTTTTAAAAATCAGCAAACAGAGCTTAGATGATCGTCAGTTTTGGGCTGCTGAGAACATCGATTTAATTTATCAGTGCGGCAAAAACTTTGAAAAGAATGCAAGCATTTGGACAAAAGCCGACAAGCCATTTCAGTTTTTGGCGGGATGTCGCGAGTACTATCTTTTCCGAAAAGCACAAGATCGGGGCGAAGTGCATATGTGCGGTCTCCCGATTTCACTCGATGGAAGCAACAGCGGAACACAACACTATGCTGCTGCGTCACTCAATGAGCACGATGGCGCCCTGGTCAATCTAGTTCCGACAGAGCGGCCAGCGGATCTGTATCAAGAAGTCGCGGACAAAGTGACCAAAGAGCTAGAGAGTCGAGCAAACCTCAAGAGTGACCAAAGTGCTTCGGCTAATTCACAACAAGAAATGAATATGCGTTGGCTGTCGTTTGGTGTCGATAGATCGATTGTTAAACGTCCAGTGATGACGTATTGCTATAGCTCAAAAGTTTACGGATTCCATCAGCAAATCATTGATGACTTAATGTCGCCGTTAGAATATGAGCGGCTCAAAGGTGAGATAGCGGTACACCCATTCGGCGAGACTGCCTGGGATCAAAAGCAAGCTGCTATGTATTTGGCGCAAATCGTTTTCGATTCAGTCGAGGCAACTATCGCATCAGCAAAAACTGCGATGGACTATTTTCAAAGTGTCGCTGCCGCGCTCTCTCACGAGGGTAAGCCTGTGCGATGGACAACACCAACGTCGTTTCCAGTGCATCAAAAGTATCTGCATTTTAAGTCGAAGACTCTCAAGCCATTTTTGTTTGACGCTGCGGTAAAGCTACCTCGACGATCGCAGGTCACTGTACGTCAGACAGACGGCGCCAAAGTGGACAAAAAGAAGATGAAAGCCGCGATCAGTCCAAACATTATACACAGCCTAGATGCTGCTCATTTGCTGATTACGATTGACAGTTGTCAGTCGCGTGGCGTCACTGACTTTTTTGTCATACACGATTCATTCGGGTGCAGCGCAAGCGACACTGATGTCATGTTCTCAACTGTACGTTGCGCGTTCGCAACTATGTACACGGACTATTGTTTCTTTCGCGAACTTGACAGAGAAGCGCGGTCTTCGTTGAACGACCGGAATAATACAAAAATTCTACCAATCCCAGAAAAGGGCAACCTCAATCTCGATCTAGTGCGAGAGAGCGAGTATTGCTTTAGCTAACTAGCTAACCCCTGCCAGTTCTCACTGGCTTTCCTTAAGCCGTCCCTCCGGGGGCGGTTTTTTTTTGCCTAAAATAAAGGAGCCGCAACATGGCCAACATGAAAGAAAAGTATGTATCACCAATCGGTGAGTGTTTATTTGTCCACTTGAACGAGCCCGACTTCAAGTATAAAAAAGAAGACGGTGAGTATCACGCGACGATGTCCTTGGATGACGACACCACTTTAGTACCCCGCGCTCACGCTATGCTTAAAGCCGAATTCGGCAAGCCAAAGCCTAACGCACGACCGTTTCAACTCCCATTTGTCGATGGCGAAGACGGTAAAGTGAACGTCAAGTTCAAGAGTGATTACGCGCCTCACTTTTTTGACTCTCGGGGAAAAATGATAAAAGCGGAAAACGTGCCGAAAATTTATCAACAATCAAAGCTTAAGATCGGCGGCGTGATGAAGACCTACGATATCTCTGGAATGAAGGGTGTCTCGTTCAAGCTCAACAAAGTCCAGATAGTTGAGATAGCAGAACCTGTTTCTGACTTTGAAGACCTGGGCGACGGCTACGTTGCTGAAGATGCACCGCCGGGCAATCAGCCAGAGTTCGACCAAGACTTCATGGCAGATGACTCAGACTTCTAGCGTGTACAAGCGAAAGCCGTGGTCAGCAGATAAACGAGGGATGCGGCACGGCTACCGCTCAGGTTTGGAGGACAAGATCGCCAAGCAGATCCACAAGTCTGGACTGCAAGTCGTCTACGAGGCTGACAAGATCGAATATCTCGTGCCTGAGCGCCAAGCCAAGTACACCCCCGACTTTAAGTTACCAAAAGCTGGGGGCTACTTTTACGTTGAGACAAAGGGAATTTGGGATGTTGCGGATCGGACTAAGCATCTTCTGATACAAAAGCAGCACCCAGGCATCGACATCCGATTCGTTTTTAGCAACGCAAACGCCAAACTATATAAAGGCTCAAAAACGACCTACGCGGATTACTGCAAAAAGCATGGGTTTGTCTTCGCGAGTAAAACAATACCACCTGAGTGGTTGACTGAGTAAGTCCCTGGGCGCCTGGCGCGCCCCTTTTTTTAAGGAACACAAAAATGAGAGAAGAATTACAAACTGAGTTCGTTGGTCACGAGCCATGTACCGACTGCGGCAGCAAAGATAACCTCGCAGTTTATGACGACCACACGTTTTGCTTTGGCTGCAACACACGGAAGTGGCTTGACGATGGGGAATCGCGGCAGTCACAAAAAAGACGTCCACAATTTAAACAGTTGTACGGCACTTACGAGGCGATAAAGTCGCGCAAGCTGACTCAAGAAACGTGTAAAAAGTTTGACTATCAGTGCTCGTTTTTTTCGGACAACAAGGCGGTACAAGTAGCAAACTATCGTGACAGCAAAGGCACTGTAGTCGCTCAAAAGATTCGCACCCGCGACAAGAAATTTAGCATCCTTGGTGATGCTAAAGCCATGACTTTTTTTGGCAGTCATTTGTGGAAATCAGGTAAGAAACTTGTGATCACAGAGGGCGAAATCGACTGCATGAGTGTAAGTCAAATCCAGAATCACAAGTGGGCGACTGTCTCACTCGTGAATGGCGCCGCAAGCGCAAAAAAGACACTCCTGGCAAACTGGGATTATCTACTGAACTTTGATGAGATTATTCTCATGTTCGACCAAGACGAAGCAGGGCAGTTGGCTGTTGAGCAGTGTGCAGAGATCCTCCCGGTAACCAAAGCGAGAGTAGCAAGTCTGGGGGAGTACAAAGATGCTAACGAGGCACTAGTCGCAAACGATACCCAGGCGATCATAAATGCGATATTTTCAGCGCAGCGGTATACGCCGCCGTCGATCATCATGGCGTCTGACATGATTAATGAGCTTGGTGAAATCGAGCAAACGAGTAGCGTCATCTACCCGTTCCCCATCGTCAACCAGATGACACGAGGCATACGTGCAAGCAGTCTGACGACGGTTATAGCTGGTACAGGTGTTGGCAAAAGTACGCTGATGAAAGAACTTATCGTTCATTTGCATGGGCAAGGTATGGGCTTGGGGCTTTTTCTGTTGGAAGAGAATCACATCATGGCGATGCAATCGCTAATTGGAGTACGCTTGTCGCGCAACATTTTTGCAGACGCACCGCCCAGTAAAGCAGAGATCACTGCTGAAGCTAAACTTGCGTTTGCTGACGGTAAGCCGCCGATCTTTGTTTTCGGTAAATTCGGAAGTCCGACGCTAGAACTAATAAAGCACAACATACGCTTTATGGCCGCCAGTGGTGCGTCAGTGATCGTTCTGGATCACCTCAGTCTCGTAGTCAGCGGACAGACTGGCGCTGTGAGCGATGAGCGACGATTGATCGATCAAATAATGACTGAGTTACGCACACTCGTGCAAGAACTAGAGTTGACGTTGATCGCTGTCAATCACCTCAAAAAGCCAGAGCGCGGAGATTATGAAGACGGCACCGCTCACGTATCAGTTTCATCGATACGAGGAAGCAACAGCATTGCACAGCTATCAGACACCATCATAAGTCTGACAGTTGAGTCTGAAGAAGAGGACCGCGACATTCGCTATCTGAACGTGCTCAAGAACAGGCACACAGGAAAAACAGGTAAAGCCGACAGGCTCAGATACTCAGATGCAACAGGTCGGCTCGTGGTTGACGGTGGGGATTTTTCAGACATCCCCTTCTAGGGCATTGACGACGTCAACTGTACGCGCCAAAGAGGCGCCTAGAACGATTAAGTAAAAACGGCGTGGGTAAGACACTGACCAATCGCGCAGTGTCGTCTCAGGTGTTTGTGTGAATTTTGAGAGATCCTTGAGACCTTTAAAGCCAAACTTTTTAGCGTATTCGGACGGCTTCATTGGGACTCTTCCGGTAAATAATCATTGATGTCAACCGCCTCCATTGGAGCGCCGTCGTCGAAGCGCGTAACCGTTAAATCGTAGACATCGTCTTCAACTATTTTTGCGAGAGCGTAATCAATGGCGCAATCGAAATCAGGATCAAAAATTATTGTCGGCTCACAATCCGAAGGAGTCGTGCGTTCATCCAAAGGCTTGCTGAAATAGCCAATTTGCCACGCTTCTTCGTACCAACAGATATTGATTGGGTTGCCACTTTTTGAATCGAAGCCGTCTATCTGGATGTATCGCTCACCGCAATCGCCATTCTGTTGGCTCTCTGATTCAAGATAGGCTTCGACGCTTCCAAAGCCTCTGGTGATGTGTTCAACGTCGATCCGTGACGGCTTGTGTGCTTCGACGAATTCTTTTACGGCTAATTTAATGCTCATGCTATTTCTCCTTTTGCTACTTTTGTTTGATGACTTTCAATGGCAGACATGGCTACAGAGATGTCGTCCGTGGCGCCGTTACTCAACCACTCAATATCGTCTTCATCTTCAAATTTGACAACAAAGATAGTCTCGTTCTCATCGTCAAACCCTACAAAAATCTCGTACTTTTCGCAAGGTGACAAAAAAGATGAACATTCGTTGTTTCCCCAACTATTGTCGAAAAATTTGGCATCCGCAAGTGTAGCAACGTGCTCGTATGTTAACTGGTCTTTGTCGTGGTCATGTGAGACGTTAAATCTCAGTCGCTTTATTCTAAACTCCATATAAGCCAGAGCAGTTTTCATATCACTGTTGTTTACCGCATTAATCTTCAATAAATCTCGCGTCATATCGTTAATTTCTATGGTCATGATCTGTCCTCGTTTGCGTTTATGAGTGTCTCGCTGTTTCCCTGTACTACAAGTGTATTTTACACGACATCCGTAGATAAAACACCTATTTACGACGAATATCACATTAAATCTTAAATTAATTTCCTATGCCAAGGGCGTCCCTTCGTCCTATGACCTGGCGTGGCTCACCAGGGGCAAAACGAGCCGCTTTTTGATTGTGTCCACCTTCTGACTGGGGAAGCGAAGTCCCGCGTCACCCAACCAAACACACAATCCAAAAGGAGATACCTATGTCCAATAAAACACTAAAAACTGCCGTGCCTCAAAAGATGTCAAAGCTAGAAAAAGAGTTCTGGCAGTTCCACAAGGACAACCCACACATATGGCTATTATTTCGTCAGTTCGCCAGAAAAGCTATGGCAAGCGGAAGAAAGACATACAGCAGCAATGCGATCTTTGAGCGCGTCCGGTGGTGGACAGATATCGATACCAACGACGTCGATGGCTTCAAAATTAACAACAACCATAGAGCGTATTACACGCGGTTATTTCAAGCGACTTACCCCAACCAGGCGCATTTCTTCAGAACACGCTCAGTAAGGAGAGACTAATGTGGATGCTGCCAAAGAACTTAGACATCTCGCGCTGTGCGCTGGATACGACGGCATTGGGCTTGCCATTGAGCGAATTTTCGGAAATGTGCGAACAGTGGCTGCTGTGGAGATCGAAGCCTTCTGCTGCGAAAACTTGGTACAGAAGAGTGAAAAAGAACTCTTGGCTCCTTTCCCTGTCTTCGCGGACCTTAAAAAGTTCCCATTCCGAAAGTTTCGTGGATGCGTGGACATCTTATCTGCGGGATTCCCATGTCAGCCATTTAGTCAAGCCGGTGCTCGACAAAGTACCGCTGACGAACGACATCTATTCCCTGCAATCCTGTCAGGAATTGTCGAATGCCAGCCCCCAATTGTCTTTCTGGAAAACGTCGCCGGAATTATCAGCGCAAAAACAGCCGATGGAGAATCAGTTCTCCAATATGTCCTCCGAAGCTTGGAAGAAGTGGGT